TATTCAGGTGGGAGATTATTGAGATCATATTTCTTTCCTCTGATCTCGTATCCGATCGCTCTACCATCTTTGTATATGGTTTTAATTCCATATTTTTTCTCAAGAAGATCCATTGCTCCTTTGGCTTCTTCACCAACTTTCGTCATGCCCTTATCTAAAGCGTAAGCACCTGCAGCAGTTACTGCAACTGCACCAGCAGCAGCAATCGCAGGAGTCGACGTAGCAGCAGTAAGAACTCTGCCACCGATTCTTGAAATTCCTCTTCCAATTCTTCCTAATTTTTTACGAAATCTGCCTGGTTTCTTTTTTGGTTTTTGTTTTTTCTTTTTATCAGGATCCACATCCATATCATCAAGTATATCTGCTCCAGCCTTTTCTAAAAGTAGATTTAATTTGTCATGTACAGATAGTAACCCCATTGTTGGAGTCATTCCATTTAATGAAAATTTTATATTTTCAGTGACTTCTTTCAACTTCTTTGCATCAAAATCTTTGAATTTATTCTCTAAGAATTCAGTAAGTTTGACAATAGGCTGCTCATCTGCTCCAATTGCTGCGCTGAGTGCTGCTGTTCTTTCACCGCCGCCAGTGAGTGCTTCTTTTGAAGATACCAATTTTCCTTCAGTATTTTTATATCGACCACCACCAGCCATTCTAGGATCAAACGTATATCCTGCTTTAATTGATGGCTTTGTTAATGTTTTCTCAATACCACGAACCATCTTTTGAGTTTGAATTACATTTCGAAGAATCAATGAAATTGGTTTTGCAAGTTTGCCTACACCACCTTTATCACCTTTTTCTTTTTTATCAAGACCGAATTTGGCTCTGGCTTCTTTGATTTTCTCTGGAGACTCCATTTTCTCCAGACCCAGATCTTTCACTAAATCACCTAAATCTCTTCCAAGTAATCCTTCGAAAAATGCAGTTCGCTTTCCCATTGTACCTTTTGTGGCAATGGAATATTCTTCAGCAACGCGAGATTTGGCTTTAGCAGCAGCAAATGCGCCGCCAATTAAACCTTTACCCTCTCTGGCTTTCGCCATTTCTTCTTCAGCAACTTTAGAAAATGCGTCGTCTTTGCCCTTTCCAATTTCTTTCAGGACACTCTTTAAAACACCGCTTTTAATTTTGCTTATATCTTCTGCCATTTATTTTCTATCTTCTGCGTTGCATCTCTAACATCTTCATTTTTTCGTTTTGCTCTTTTATCATTTCTTGTAGCATTGTCACATATATTTGCTTTTCCCACGGTATCATATTCTCAAGTTCTGTTAAAGAATATTTGTGGTGTTGCATCAATGAAAAATTAGTCGTGTAATAATTCTTCAAACTATCATAACCAAAGATTAGTCGAAAAAACTTAGAATGCCCTCCACGTTAACATTATGAACATGACCACACTTGCCACAAGGGAGATCTTGTTTTAAAATTACTCTTGGGCTAGTTAAGAAAAACTGTTTGATATTCTGGACTTGATCAATGGTTAAATTATCAAAAAATGCCATTAATTCTTCTTTAGTTACCGTATCCTTTTTATAAATTTGATCCTGATCATAGATGTAATCCAAATACTCTGCAATCACCTCGTACCCACCATCTTCAAATTTATCGTTTAATGCAACTTCTGGAATACTGATGGAAGGATAATTAAATTTTGCTCCCACATTTTCAGTTAATTTTACAATGTTTGAATGTCCTGCGGTATCCGCATATTCAATGTTTTTAAGAAGAAGATCAAACTCTGTTTTATGACCACATGGCTCATCATTAATGATTTGATCACACGTGTAAATCATTTGAGCCGATTCACCAACTGAGTTTATGCGAAGATGTAAGAAAAACATTTCAACATCGAATGTTGGAAGATTATCGACATCGATGTCATCTAAACAACAGTTAGTGATGATTTGTTTGATTGTAGATGAAATTTCTTTTAAATCATCTGACTCTTTTGCCATGAGAAGAAGTTTTTCTTCCTTGACTAAGAATGGACGATAACGAACTTTCTTGTCTAACGACTTCAAGTGCACTTCAAATATAGGATGTTCAATTTTTGGTAAAGGCATTATCTACTCCATAAAGTATCATTAAAAACTACCGCTTGCTCCACCACCAGCAAAAGTCCCACCCTTTCCTCTGAAATCTGACTTTCTTGGTGCTGCAGAGGTTGGTTGTCTACCAACAATTGGAGGTGTTGATCCAGAGGATCCTCCACCAGTTGTCACGGTTGGTTGAGGTTTTGTTACAGGCGCACCATCAGCGGCTTGCCTTGTTGCTTGTTCTAAATCACCAGTATTCCAATATTCATATCTAAATGTGACTACCAAACGATGAATTGCATCATCTCCCCAATTTACAGCCATCGGTGCGATTGATGTTGGGAATGCTTCGAAGAAAGAAACTTTATAAATGACTGAAGCAGGTTCATAAATTGGTACAGCAGTCTGAGCGCGTGATCTCTGTGCATCTATTCCAAGACTTCCAAAATTAGCAGCAGCAGTATCTCGAGCAATGCCAAGACTTCCAGGTGCAGCAGTTCTTGAATCTCTTGTGACTCCTAGACCTGTAAGTTCTGAAGAAATCTCAGAAAACTGATTGATTTCAATTTTCGGTGAAGTGTAAGTTTCTTTATAGTTTGGATTGTAGTTATTGATTGGAATAATTAAATTCATCCAACGATCAAAAAGTTTCTTTTCCCAGAAATCGCCTGAACACACAAATGTGAGTGTTAGATCAGCGAAGGTTGGAAATGATGCGACTGGATTTGCAACGCCATAATAACGACCATCAACTGTATTGACTGTGTATCCAGGCAACTCTGTTGACTCACATTGAAAGCGAAGATCAGACGCATTTATCCCCAACCCTGGAGGAGAAATAATTCGAACATCAAACTTTGAAGTTTTTGCGAAGTCGTCATGCTTTGCAAAATGTGAGCGAAATGTGTCTACATTAAAAGGCATTATTGATTATACACCATCTTTTGGAACGGAAGGAAAATTGCAGTTTCCCAGTTATTTGGCTCGACGTAAATGACGGAAGATCTTATATGTGTAAACAAATATCGCTTAATACATGGCTGAATCATATTGTAGCGACGAGATTTAGACAATAAAGCATAAGACAATCTAAATCTTGTGGTATCGTCGTATTTATCGTTGCTAATAAAATCGTGCAAACGATCCAAGAGAGCCAAGCGAGAATATGGATCAAGATAGTGTATGTTCAGCCCCAAGAACCCATCGTCATACATTTCCATCGGGATCACGAGAGGAAACTTATCCCAAACTGGAAGTGTGTCTTTATATTTCGGATCGTAATGATAGAAATACATACGACCGACGAATGCTCTCGGGGAAATTCTTTTTGCATCGTTGAGAATATTCGAACGATTGGTTGGCATTCGAAGTGCTTGTAGATTACTTGCCAACCATGAGCGAGCCGCAGATGTGCGAGGAGAGATTCCTGCTGCACGAAGATCTTTTGAAACTTTATCAAATAGTGATGACATTAGATTCCTAAATCGTCTTCAGTTATAACTTTAAATGTCCATGAGCGATCTTTACAATATTCAACAGCAGCCTTCCACTTGGCTTCGTTCACTCCCCACTGCATCACTTCGGTAATATATCTTCGAGTAATCTTACTCTTTTTCACTGGAGGTCTTGCTTGACTCTTTGGTTTTACTTCAAGAATCATTGCTTCAGAAACTCCTGTTCTATTTTTTACACGAACAAAGAAGTCTGGAAAATAACGATGCCAACGATTGTCAACTGGGGATAAATAAGGAATAACGATTTCTTCATTTGACCACTCTATCACATTCGGGTTCGAATCTAGGTGCACCATTACTCGGCGTTCCCATAGCGAACGATACCAAATGTTCGTAGGATCACCTAAATATTTATTGGTATTTTTAGGACTAAATTTACCACTATAAGCCATAGAACATATTTATAGGAACTTTAAATGGCTCAACAATCCGTCGTAAGTCAGCCAGTTGTCACAAAGGGCAAAACACAGGCACCTGATCCGAGAAGCGGAAGTCAAAGACCACCAAGTGGTCCACAGAAGAAAACAGAATCATCACCTTTTGATTTTAATGATCTTCGTTTTCCAGAGAATGTTGGGCATGTCGGTAAACTTCGTCACTGGATTAAATTTATTCCAACATTACAACAGAAATCAAGTTATAATATTAAAAAAGAAGGTGGTGCTGGTGGTGTATTAAGTCGTACTGATGCAAATAGAATTAATCTTGGTGGACAACTTGGGTCAACCAATGACCCATTCAACAATGCTGCTGCAATCGGTGCACTTGGAACCAGTTTAGCAGTTCTGGGTGGTGTAGATGCTGCATTGAGCGCAGATAATTTAGGTGAGGCATTGGCAAAAGGCGCAGGTGGTGCAGTAAAAGGATTCGCTGCTGGTGTATTTGCTGGAGCAGTTATTGGATCAATCGATTTAAGTCGCAAAACTCGACGTGCTGCAGGTTCTATCGCTCTTTACATGCCAGATACAGTCAATCAAACTGTGGTCAATGACTATGATCAGGTGAGTTTGACTCAAGCACTCGGAAACGCTGGACTTGTAATGCAGGCTGGTGGTTCTCTTACACAAGGTGCAATTGATGCTGCAATGAGCGGAAATATCAATTTTGGTCAAACTCCTGGTTCTGCAGCCGCAGGTGAACTTGCAGGCGCACTTGCCGAAAAAACTGGGGCATTCGGTCAAGGTATCACTGACGTTCTTTTATTTTCTGCTGGTTATGCACAAAACCCACAAGTTGAATTACTTTTCAAGACAATTCAAAATCGCGAGTTTCTATTTGATTTTAAATTTGTTCCAAGAACTAAGAAAGAAGCAGAAGTGATTATTAAGATCATTCAAGCATTTCGTTTCTTCGCTGCACCAGAAATTCCAACAACAGGAAATGGTCGCTACTTCGTTCCACCATCTGAATTTGATATTCAATTTATGGTCGGTGAAAAGCCAAATCCAAATCTTCCAAGACTTGCCACCTGCGTTCTTCAGGGTATCGACGTAAACTATGGAAGTGCAGGTCAGTGGACAGCCTTCGAAGATGGTATGCCAGTTGAAATTTCAATGCAACTTCGATTCAAGGAAGTCGAAATCATGCACAAAGAACTCATTAAACAGGGCTTCTAATGAAATACTTCGAGAGTTTTCCGCAAACAGCATTCACATTAAGCACACAATCGGCATTCACTAATCAACAATTAGTGACGAATATTCTTGCACGCTCCACTTTCTTAAGAGAGATTGCAAATAATACTTCGATTGCTTATGAATATAATGTGAAAGAAAGTGACACTGCAGAAATTATCGCACATAAAGTTTATGGTGATGCATATAGAGGTTGGATTATATTGATGTTTAATAATATCATTAATCCATTTTATGATTGGCCACTTAAAAACGATGCACTAGACAATTATGTAAATAAAAAATATGGGCAAGATGTTGATACCGCTCGATCAACAATTCATCACTATGAAAGAGAAACTACTAAAAAATCCATATATAATGGATTGTTAATTGACGAAGAAGTTAGTACACAAATTATCTCAGATTGGCAATTAAACTACACAACAAATGTCATCACTCCTTCTGCGCTGCCAACAGTTGCAGACACTTCAGTTGCAGTGAGTTCAGAAACAGTAACATATCCAACATACACTCTTACGATTGATATTGTAAATAAAGCAGTATCAAATTACACTTATGAATTTAATGAGAATGAAAAGAAAAGAAAAATAAAAATTCTTGATGAAAAGTTTGTGCAGCGAGTTGAAGATGAATTTAGGAATTTGATGTCGAATGGCTGAAAATGGCGTTTATAATTCAAAAGATTATGAGATTAAGCAACTAGAATTAATTAATTCTGGTGGTCAGACAATTGATCTTCGTAATATCTTTTTAGAAATGCAGATCTTCCAAGATTTGTATTCTTCCGTCATGAACGGAAATATTCTAATTAATGAAGGTAATGACACATTCGGTAATTTCTTTTTATGTGGAAATGAATACTTAAAAATTAGTATAGATAAACCAGGATTAAATCGTCCACTAGAAAGGCTATTTCGAATTTATAAAACAACAGATCGACGACCATCGTCAGATTCTGGTCAAGTATATGTTTTACACTTTTGCTCTGACGAAATGATTTCTTCAGAATCATTAGTTGTAAGTAAAGCATACAAAACAACAAAAATTAAAGATGTTGTTAATGATATTCTTCTAAAAGAATTGAATGTTGATCCACAAAGAATTGCCAGTTTAGAAAACACTTCTGGATCTTTTGATTTAATTATTCCAGGATATCGCCCATTTGAAGCCATTCAATGGGTTACTGCTCGTGGCTACGATCAAAAGAAGTTTTGTTATTTCTTTTTTGAGAATAAAAATGGATTTAATCTAACCTCTTTACAAACTTTAATTAAACAAAAACCATATAAAAAACTCAAGTACGAATTAAAAAATACAGAAGGAAATGATCCTGCTTTAAATAAAGATTCTATTGACAACTTCGTAATTTTAAACGATTTTGATATGATTACGTCTATTTCAAATGGCTCATTTTCTTCGCGATTACTTTCAATTGATATTTTTACGCAAAAGTTTGAGAATATTGATTACAGTTTATTAACTGCAGAGGCGCAGGGGAATCTATTAAACAAATACAAACCAGTCAATTCATTTAAAAATTCTAAAAATCAAACATTGTTTAATTCACCTTATGCGTTTTTTAGAACATATTTGTCCATTAATGACACTGCTTCTGAGAAAAGTAACGACATTAAATTTTGGATGCAGCCTCGTGCAATGCATATGTCGCTATTAAATCACTTCAGAATTCAAATTACAATTCCAGGTGACATTGAATTAAAGGCTGGAGATATTATAGAATATGAGTTTCCATCATTTGAGAGTGCTGGTTCTGGTGGAAAAAAACTTGATAAGGCGAGAACTGGTAAATATCTTGTCGCATCAATTAATCATAAATTTAATGGGGATACGTTTGAATCTATAGTTGAATTGGTTTCGGATTCGTTTTCTGAGGCACTTCCTCAGGCGAAAGATGGGTTGAATAAATTAACAAAGAAAGGTAAGTAATTATGAAAAAGGTATATAAGTTTTCTGCAACTTGGTGTGGTCCATGCAAAATGCTGGCAAAAACTCTATCCACTGTTGAGTCTCCACTTCCAATCGAAGAAATAGACACTGATGCAAATCCACTATTAACACAACAATTTAAAGTTCGTGGTATTCCAACATTGGTTATTGTTGAGGATGATGTAGAAGTAAAACGTAAAGTTGGTGTAATGAGTTCCGAAGAGTTTTTGGAGTGGGTCAATAGTTAATGCCAGGAGCCAAGAAAAATTTTATTGGACTCGAAGGGTTCATCTGGTTTATTGGCGTCGTTGAAGATCGCCAAGATCCAGAACAACTTGGTCGCGTCCGAGTAAGATGTTTCGGTTGGCACACTGACGAAAAGGATAAGATTCCAACAGATCAATTGCCTTGGGCTCACCCAGTCATACCAGTTAATAATCCGAATGTCTATACACCAAAAGAAGGTGATATGGTATTTGGATTTTTTATTGATGGTGAGAATGCTCAGAACCCTGCTATTATGGGTGTGCTCCCAGGAAAGCCAGAAAAGAAACCAGATTACACAAAGGGGTTTTCTGATCCAGGAAAAAATCTTGGAAGTCGTCCAAAAAAGCCAGATGATTCTGCAGATGCATATCCAAAGTCAAAATATCTCCGAGAGCAAACAACAAATCGTCTTTCTCGCGGAAAGTCTGATGGAACTATCATCGCAACTAGAAAGAAAAATCAAAAGAAAAATATTAAATCTGCAGGTGGAGTAACTTGGAGTGAACCACCTCCCCCATTTAAACCAACTTATCCATATAACAATGCACTTGAAACGGAATCAGGTCACGCATTAGAGTTTGATGATACACCTGGACAAGAACGTGTTCATATCGCTCACAAGAAAGGCGCATACATCGAGTTTGATAAAGATGGGTCAAAACTTGAGCGAGTTCAAAAAGACAATTACACAGTCATCATGGGTGATGACTTTATCTATGTAAAGGGTAAAGCAGTTATTACAGTTGATGGTAACTTTAATCTCAAGACCTCCACAATTAATATTGAAGCATCTGAAATCAATATGTCATCTGATGGTGCTGTTAAGATTAAAGGCAGCAGCGTCAAGATTGAGTCTACTGGTGGAATGGATTTCAAGGCTGGTGGTGCTGGCAAGTTTACTTCTGGTGGTAAACTATCTCTCAAGGGAGCAACTGCAGCATTGGCTGGTGCGACTGTTGATATTCCAGCAGCCAAAATTGGATTACAATCGGGTTCAGCAGCAAGTGCTTCTGGAACAGGATTGAAAGGTGGCGGAACTGCACCAAGTGCTGAAGAGCAAGAAGAGGCTGCAAATACCGCATCGGCTGCATCAACCACCTCTGCAAATACTGCGGCAAGTGCAAACTCAGTTGGAACTTCTGCTTCTGTGAGTTCTGCAGCCGCTGGAGTTGATCCTAAGAAAAATCCAGATAATGCGCTTGAGGAAGTTAAAGTAACTGGCAAGAAAGTTGATGTTACTGCTACTGCTAATAAAACATTGTTTGGTAAAATTGTTGATGGAATCTCTTCAACAGTCAGTGGAGTTGTATCTGCAATTGGTGGCGCAGCTGATTCAATTATCAAAGACTTCGCTGGATCCACTACACTCGGTGAACTCACCTCTAAGATTGATACATTCGCTGGTTCTGTGAATGACAGTAAGGGATTAATCCTTGGTCTCAAAACAGATCTGAAAAATGGTTTATTAAATAAAATCGATCAGGTTGCGACTGGAGCCATCGAACGAAACATTGATTTCAACGTCGATTCTTCAATCACTGATGCGATAAATCAAGTTAAATATGCGGGATTGGCTGCTATCGATGTTAAGATTGGTAAACACATTTATCCGAAAACTGAAACAGTAACTATTGAAGAGCCACCACCTCCTCCCCCAATCGATAATACAGGTGAATAATAATGCCAATATCTGAAGCCGCCGCAAGAATTATCGCAAGAATCGAGGCTAAGATACTCGATAAAATCAATGATGCCGCAACCAATGGTGGAACGTTCCTGCAACAAGTTCCTACTGTGACAATCGGTGGAATGCCAGTTGCAGCGAGAGTCGGTGGTTTAGGTGGTGGGTTATCGTCTCTCAGCGGAGCATTGAGTACTGTTACATCGGCAGTTCAGGCTGCTGGTTCTATCGCATCTTTAGTTCAAAATCCAATGTCATTGGTCGAAGGTGCCGTCGGAAGTGCAATCTCTGCAGTGAGTGGACAAGCCTCTGCAATTGCAGGACAATTAACTGCTGGACAAATAAGCAACTTGTCGGGCGCAATTTCTGGAATATCAAGCACACTTTCGACCTTCCAAGCCCACACCTCTAATCTTTCTGGTCTATCATCAGCCGTTGGAGACGCAATTCCAGATTTTAATAAGATTAAAGACCTTGGGCAAACTATCACAGCATTTGGAAATGAGACTAGAGACGCATTCGTCGCAAATACTGCATCGGCTCTTTTCTCGGACACAAAATTGAATGATATTAAAGATACTTTAAATGCAACTGTTTTAAGTAAAATGGATCTAATAAAACGGCAAGATGCAAATACAGCCGCAGGTCAAACTGCTATTGCTGCTTATGTGACCGAGATAACAAACCTACTAAATACTTCAAATAACACAATAGACACTATTGTGACAACTGACACACACAATTTCAACGAATCAGGTAATAATTTAACAGCATCGATAAGTGTTAATTCTTTAGCGGAAGATTTCGCAGATGCAAACAGTGTATCATATACATTATTGAGTCGAGTTGGTAAGGATAGTACAAAAACCGCATTTAACAGCGCAATATCAGAATCTACACAAACATGAGTTTAATTGCAAGAAGATTTTCAGATTTAGACCTTGATTTTACGAAACATCCAGTTACAAAAGATGTTTCGAAAAAAATCAATGAAAACGCAATTGCAGCAGCAATTCGTAATCTTCTTCTCACAAGTCACTACGAACGACCATTTAATCCAGACCTTGGATCAAATCTAAAGAAATTTTTATTTGAACCAATCGATAATGTTACTACTTCTTTGATTCAAGACTCAATTTATGAGACAATTAAAAACTATGAGCCAAGAGTCACCATAGAAGAGGTTGTGGCTGCACCAAATTACGATTTACAGAGATATGATGTTTATGTTACGTTCTTCGTGAAGAACACAGTTGAACCTATAACCATCTCCTTTTTCTTAGAGCGAATAAGATAACATGGCAAATCCTGAAGCAAAACTTAAAGTTGCCGAACTTGACTTCGATGCAATTAAATCAAATCTTAAAAACTTTCTCAAGGCACAGTCAGAGTTTAGTGACTACAACTTTGAGGGATCAGGATTATCAGTTCTCTTAGATATTCTTGCATACAACACTCATTACATGGGATACTATTTGAATATGGTTTCCAATGAGATGTTTATTGACACTGCAATTAAGAGAGGCTCAGTTGTTTCTCATGCCAAATTGTTGGGTTATGTTCCACGCTCTCGAGTTGCAGCAAAGGCTACGATTGATTTAACAATTACTCCAGTTGCAAATGACTCTAACAGTGCAAT